GGCGATTCTGGAGGAGGTGATGGAGATTCTGGAACAGCAGCTGTAGTTGCTATTTCTTATGTTGGACCTGTAGATTATTCAGCAGTTAATTTAAATCCATTTAATGACGTAATTATATCTAGTGATTCTGCGGCAGGGATCTTATATGCTAGGTCCGAAACAGATAGTGCCATAACATCGGCATTCGGCCAATTAGATAGCGCGCCTGAAACCGGTTTATCTGCCCGCCTTAGACTTAATATTTATGATAACTTTGTTAATACTATCATACTAGACTCTGATATTAACGCCAATACTCGCAATAAATATAGTGCTACAGATTTGCCTCTGTCATATCCATCATGGAGTGGTGGAGCTGCTGAAGGAATGAATGATAGCGACGCATATCCAAATCTATATGTAGATTCAAACTTATATGAAAATGAAGATACTGTATTAGGTAAATTGGATTCGGCTCCAGAACCAGGTATTGGTAGACTGACACTATTTGGAATTTTTGAAAATCAGATTGGTACTGCATTGCAAGCAACAATTTCTAATTCGCCATATCTTGACTCTAACGGCAATTCAACTATTGGTCCTACAGATCCAAATGATGTTAGAGGGTATGGACCAACTGGTGACCAAGGATCAGTAGAAGTCATCGTAAGAAGTAGAGCTGGTGATACTATCAGTTCAGTATAATAGAGATACAGGAGTGTAAAAAATGTCTCTAACCTTAACCGAACAATTAAAAAATCTTGCTAAGCAAAGCTTGAATAATGCTTCTAGAAAAGAATATATGTATGCTATGAAGAAAGATCCGACCAAGAGAGCAAAAAAACAAGCAATGGAATATGCTCAAAGCGGATTTGACTTAGGATTAGGTCTTTCTGGAGATTCAGAAGACAAATGGATCTTTGTTAGAATGTATGATAAAAAAGTACCGGACGATCTTTTAGATAGTTCGGAAATTTTTCTTGTAGATGCTAAACTAGGTGGTGGAAGAGTTAGTCTAGAAAAGAAAGAAGGCTGGTTTGTAGAACCTCAAGTTGATTCTTCTTTAGACTCTTCGCTTGATTCGTCTGCATGATAAATAGACATAAATAATCTATTTTAGGGGCGACGGATGGCAAAGCCAAATACGCGAGATGAATTAATCGATTACTGTTTAAGGCGTTTAGGTGCGCCTGTAATTGAAATCAATGTTGATATTGATCAATTAGAAGACAGAACGGATGATGCACTCCAACTGTATCAAGAGTACCACTCCGATGCAGTCATTCGTACTTTTCTAAAACATCAGATCACATCTACAGATATCACCAATGGTTATATTACAGTAGACGATAGTATCACGTTTATTAAAAAGCTGTTTATGATTAGGAGCTCCTCTGGATCTTCTTCAATGTTTGATATTAAATATCAAATTTCTCTTAATGAGATTTACGATTTAAATACCTATATTGGTGATTTAGCATATTATGATCAGATTAAACAATATTTAGCTCTTCTAGATATGAAACTTACTGGCATGCCACAGATTGATTTTAATCGCCATCAGAATAGAGTATATATTCATGGTAAATTTGATGATCAAAACATCAAAGAAAATGAGTATATTGTATTTGAAGCATTTAAAATTGTTGACCCAGAAACGCATACAGATGTTTATAATGATATTTTCTTAAAAGAATATTTGACGCAGTCTATCAAACAACAATGGGGAGCAAACCTAATTAAGTTTGAAGGTATGCAACTTCCAGGTGGTGTACAGTTAAATGGTAGACAGCTTTATGATGATGCTACACAAGAAATGTTAAGACTAGAGGAAAAGTTAAGAACTACCTATGAGCTTCCAGTTGACTTTTTCCTAGGATAATAAAATGGCTACAAACCTTTACTTTAGTCAAAAAGTAAAATCTGAACAAGATCTATACGAGAATATTGTAATTGAGTCCTTAAAAATGTATGGACAAGATGTATTTTATTTGCCTCGTACTATTGTGGCTGAAGATACTATTTTCAAAGAAGATGTAGTTTCTAAGTTTGAAGATGCGTATCAAATTGAAATGTATCTGGAAAATACAGATGGATATGGAGGAGATGGAGATCTCTTTACGCGATTTGGTGTAGAGATTAGAGACCAGGCGAACTTTGTAGTTTCCCGTAAAAGATGGGAAGAAGTTGCCTACAATCATGTTTCATCTCAAGTAAGACCTAATGAAGGCGACCTTATTTTTATTCCACTGTCTAACTCTATTTTTGAAATTACTAAAGTAGAAGACGAAAGACCTTTCTATCAGTTATCTAATCTTCCTGTATATAGATTAACGTGTGAACTCTTTGAGTACAATGATGAAGACTTTGATACTAATATCGCTGGTATTGATCAAATTGAAAAAGATTATGCTTATCAGTATATCTTAACATTAACTGATAGTGCTTACGATAGTAATGTCTTCCCAATTGGAACTAATATCAGACAAAGCCTAGCAAATGGCGTGACTATGTCAGGTGAAATTGCTGATTGGAATAACGAAACTAATAAACTCACAGTTGCACATCTTGGTGCAGATGATGGTAAGTTCCACTTGTTTACGACTGGTACGATTCTAGATGTTGATAGTGCATCGTATACAGTTACAGCAACAACTGAGAATAATCTAATTATTAAAGAACAACAGAATACCTCGTTTGAAACTGAAGGTGATTCCTTCTTAGATTTCAGTGAAGGTAATCCATTCGGAGAGCCTACGTAATGCTTGGACAACATTTCTATCATGAAAAGATTCGTAAATGTGTTGCTACCTTTGGTACTATGTTCAATAACATTTACGTTCTTAGAAAAGATGCATCTGGAGATGTAATTAGTCAATTAAAAGTTCCTTTGGCTTATGCTCCAAAACAAAAGTTTTTAGAGAGAATCAGAGAAAACGCAGACTTAGATACTGATGCTAGGTTTGTATCAGTAAAGCTACCTAGAATGTCGTTTGAGATCTCGTCGATGTATTATGATCCGTCTAGACAGCTTCCAAAAGTTAATAACTTTACTGAAGTTGTTGAAAGTGATGGTAATAAGAAAACAAAATTCTTTACATCTGTTCCTTATATCATGAACTTTCAACTTAATATATTATCTAAAACTAGTGAAGACGCTGTTCAGATTGTAGAACAAATCTTACCATTTTTTAATCCTTCCTACACAGTTACTATGAAACAATTCAGTGATTATCCAAATATTACTGAAGATATCCCTATTTCTTTAATTGGAATTTCATATTCAGACGATTATGAAGGTGCTTTAGAAAATAGAAGAACAATTATATATACATTAGACTTTGAATTAAAAACTGCATTCTTTGGACCAATCTCTGATAGATCTATTATTCGTAAAGCTATTGTTGACTTCAGAGATCCAGATATTCCAACTAGAGGATCCTTTAGCTTAACAGATTCGGGCAACTTATTCGAAAGAATTACAGTTGAACCAAATCCGCTAAATGTTAGTCCGGATAGTGATTATGGATTTACAACCACATTCATTATTCCTGGTGAAGGTGATAGTGCATGAGTAATATAGTACCTAAAAGAGACATACCTGAAAACGTACATTCCAGCTATGATGAAGATTTGGACCTTGTTCGGTCTACTCTGCGTACGCTTTTAATGCAAGGTGAGGAAGGCCTTCAGCTTGCCAGAGATGTTGCTGATGAAATGCAGCATCCTCGCGCTATTGAAGTCTTGACCGGTATGATTAAGCAACAATCAGAAAATGCGCATGCCTTACTGGCAATGCATAAAAAGAATCAAGACATTAATGTCACTCAGACTAAAGGTCAGTCTGATGATACCAAGTCTTTAACACAGAATGTATTTGTAGGATCCACAGCAGAGTTACAAAAAATGCTGCGTGGTGAAGATGAAAAGGTGATTGAACATGACGGAAGTAACGAACGGAATTTTTAAAATTATTAGATCCCTAGTTGGAGACTCAGTCTTACTAGCAGTGATTTATACAGTTGGTCATATCTTAGTGGCCATTACGACGGTTAAATTCATCACAGGAGCTAGCTGGTTTGACGCAGGGCTGACTGCATTAATTGAACCGATTATCAATGGCATCTGGTTTTATATACTACACAAATTCGTAGCAAAGAGATTACTCAAGAGTGAATGAAACTTATCTCGGCAACGCACAAGTAAAAAGAGACGGCGTACAGCAGGGCTGGTCTAAAGATGATATTTTAGAATATCAGCGCTGTATGAAAGACCCTGTGTACTTTGCTGAAAAATATGGTAAGGTAATTAATCTTGATGAAGGTCTAGTTCCTTTTGAGATGTATCCTTATCAGAAAGAAATGTTTAATCATTTTAACGATAACAGATTTTCTATTATATTAGCATGTCGTCAATCTGGTAAGTCTATTAGTTCGTGTATGTATATCCTATGGTATGCATTATTTCATCCTGACCAGACGATTGCTATTCTTGCGAATAAAGGCGCTACGGCAAGAGAAATGCTAGCACGTATTACACTAGCACTTGAGAATGTACCTTTCTTTTTGCAGCCCGGCACTAAAGCACTGAACAAAGGTTCTATTGAGTTTTCAAATAACTCTAGAATTATGGCAGCAGCAACGTCAGGTTCATCTATTCGTGGTCTTGCAGTAAATCTATTGTTTTTGGATGAGTTTGCATTTGTAGAAGATGCAGCAACATTCTATACGTCTACCTATCCTGTTATTTCATCTGGTAAAACATCAAGAGTTATTATCACCTCTACGGCTAATGGTATTGGTAATACTTTTCATAAAATCTATGAAGGTGCTGTTCAAGAGACAAATGAATTTAGACCATTTCGTGTAGACTGGTGGGATGTACCAGGACGAGACGAAGAGTGGAAGCGCCAAACTATTTCTAACACTTCAGAGCTGCAGTTCCAGCAAGAGTTTGGAAACACTTTCTTTGGTACAGGTAATACACTTATTTCTGCTGACGCCTTGATGAACATGAAAGCTGAACCTCCTGTCGCTGTAGGTGATGTTAACATATACGCGGAACCAAAAGCTAATCATGATTATATTATGACAGTAGATGTAGCAAAAGGTCGTGGTCAAGATTATTCTACATTTAACATTATTGATATCACTACTAGACCATTTAAGCAGGTCGTGTGTTATAGAAACAATCTTATTTCACCTATCTTATATCCTGACGTTATTCATAAGTGGGCAAAAAAATATAATGAAGCTTATGTTATTATCGAATCTAATGACCAAGGTGCAGTTGTAGCCAACGGACTCTACTATGATATTGAATATGAAAACACTCATGTAGAGTCTATGGTCAAAGCTGGTGCAATTGGCATGACTATGAATAGAAAGGTAAAGAGAATCGGTTGTTCGAATCTCAAGGATCTGATTGAAGAGAAAAGACTGGAAATTGTAGATCTGAATACTATTAGTGAGTGTTCGACCTTTGAGGCTAGAGGTAATTCGTTTGAAGCATCTGACGGTAACCATGATGACTTAGTTATGAACTTGGTCATGTTTGCATGGTATGTTGGGAGCCAATCATTTATGGATAATACAAATGTTAATTTAAAGCAAATGTTATATGAGCAAAAGATGCGTCAGATTGAAGATGAAGTAGTTCCGTTTGGTTTTATAGACGATGGACAGGGTACTGATAATGATATTGAAGGTGGATGGAAAGTTGTAGAAAAGACAGAATTGTTCTAAAATTAATTTCTTATAAATATCAATGCTGTATTGAATAATCTTATCATGGGTAACTTATAATTTAACTCAACGAAAAAAGGAAGACCAAATGGCATTCTTTACGCCTTCACTGTCTCCAGCTGTAGTAACCCGTGAGATCGACCTCACTGGTATCGTACCTAATGTGGGCACATCGACGGGTGTGTTTGTAGGTGATTTCCGCTGGGGTCCAGTTCAAGAACCAACTAGGGTTGATAATGAGGCACGTCTTGTGGGCCTTTTTGCATCGCCTGATACAAATAACACGGTAGATTTTCACTCTGCCGCATACTTTACAAAGTATTCCAGTGAGCTATTTGTAATCCGTCAGATTGACGATACTGCTAAAAACTCGTTTGACAATAACGGTAGCAGATCAGCTCCAACCGTAAAAAATCTTACTCATTTTGATGAGCAAGTAGCTAGCCTGGACGGAGACTCCGCCCTCGATCCTACTGGCCATAACTTTATTGCAAAGTACCCTGGAGTTTTAGGTAACTCTGTTCAAATTCAAATTTGTCCACCTAGTATAAATGATTCGGCTCTGTCAACAGACAGCCATGCTGGATTTATCTCTTGGCAATATGGTGAAACTCCAATTGCTTCTACTCTTTCTGCTTCTGGTACTATTCAGCAATTTGACGCTGCACCAGGAACATCCGACTACGCTAGAGGCGTTGGCGCTCTTAACGATGAAGTTCATGTAGCTATCATCGATAAGCTGGGCAATATCAGCGGAACCAAAGGTGCAGTACTTGAAACATACCCCTACGTCTCGCTAGCTAGAAACGCTAAAAACGCTGATGGATCCAGTAACTACATCAAAGATGTAATTAATAATGGTTCTCAGTTTGTTTGGATTGCAGATCCTGCAAACATTGACTCTGACTATAGAGTCGCTGGCGCAGGTCAAGATGCCGATTCTGGTGATAACTTTAAACTAACAGCTAACGCTACTTCGATTAAGACTATCGATCTGGCCGGCGGTGTTGATGTATCTGGTAATCTTACCGCTGCCGAATACGCTACTGCTTTCGATCTGATCGAAGATGTTGATAAGTATCAAGTCGACTTCTTGATTGCTCCTCCAGTAACCGAGACATCTGGAGATGTTAAAGCTAAAACTATTGTTACTGATCTGGTAGAGATCGCTGGATTGACGCGTAAAGACTGTGTCGTTGTAGCTTCTCCTCCAAAGTCTACAGTAATCAATAACACTACTCCAGTAACTTCTACTGTTAACTTTGCAAATAGCTTGACGTCCAGCTCGTATCTGTTTATGGATAACAACTATCTGACAGTGTTTGATAAGTACAACGACCAATACATTCAGATTCCGGCCAACTCCTCTACCGCTGGTATCATGGCACAGTCTGATTTCCAGACAGCTCCATGGTTCTCTCCGGCTGGTCAAAGAAGAGGTGTGTACTTCGGAGTCGTTGGATTGGCTCACACTCCAAACAAGGCTGAGCGTGACACTCTTTATAGAGCTAACGTCAACCCAATCACTAACCTACCAGGGTTTGGATTAACATTGTTTGGTGATAAGACTTTCCTCAAGCGTCCATCTGCATTCGATCGTATTAACGTACGTCGTCTGTTTCTGACGCTGGAGAGAGCTATTTCTAGAGCTGCTCAGCAGGTACTCTTTGAATTCAACGATGAGTTTACCAGAGCAGAGTTCGTCAATATCGTTGAGCCATTCCTCAGAGAGGTTAAGGGCCGTCGTGGTATCACTGACTTCCGTGTGGTCTGTGATGAGACGAACAACACTCCAGAGATTATTGATCGTAACGAATTCATTGCTACTATCTTCATTAAGCCTGCACGTTCTATCAACTACATTACTCTGAACTTTGTAGCAGTTAGAACCGGCGTAGACTTTGAAGAAGTAGTTGGTCTGTCATTCTAAACCGCTTAACTAAGGAGATATAAGCAATGGCTATTTTAGGAGTCGATGACTTCAAAGCAAAACTGAAAGGTGGCGGTGCTAGACCCAATCTATTCAAGGCAACGATCAACTTTCCAGGTTATGCTGCAGGAGATGTAGAACTCACTTCGTTTATGTGTCGGGCAGCTCAGCTTCCTGGCTCTATTATGCAGGAAATTATTGTACCATTCCGTGGTCGTGAACTAAAAATTGCTGGTGATCGTACATTTGATGTATGGACAGCAACTATTATTAATGACACTGACTTCAACGTTCGTAATGCTATGGAACGCTGGATGAATGGAATCAATGCTCATTCTGCAAATACCGGTCTTACTAACCCAGTAGATTATCAGGCTGACCTGATAATCGAACAGTTAGATAGAGATGAATCTGTATTAAAAACCTACAATTTCCGAGGTACTTTTCCAACTGATATTTCTCCGATTGATCTGGCATACGACCCTGCCGCAGCAATTGAAGAATTTTCTGTAACCTTCCAGGTTCAGTACTGGGAATCTAATACAACCGACTAAGGTTAGAATAAATAAAGTAGGGGAGAGAATAGGCTTTCCCCTACTCTTATATTTGGAGATTAATTTTGGCAGACGATAGTTTAAAACTTTTTGGCTTAGAAATTAAAAGAGCTAGAAAAGAGAAAGAAAAAGAACAGCTCCCATCTATTGTTCCGCCCTTAGATGATGATGGCGCAGGTTATGTTACTGCTGCCGGTAGCCACTATGGTTCATTTATCGATTTAAGTGGTGAAAAAGCAAAAGATGATAAAGATCTAATCAAAAAGTATAGAAACGTTGCTTTGCATCCAGAAGTGGATGCCGCAGTTGAAGATATTGTCAACGAGGTTATTTCTGGTGAAGATGATCTTGTAGAATTAAACATGGACAATATTGATACTGCTGATTCTATTAAAAAGCAAATCAAAGAAGAATTCGACAATATCACTGCGATGCTAGATTTCCAAAACTACGCGCATGATATTTTTCGCAGATACTATGTAGATGGAAGAATTTACCATCACTTGGTCGTAGATCCAGCTAGACCTCATGAAGGTATTCAAGAGATCCGACCCGTTGATGCTCTTAAGATCCGGAAGGTAAAAGAGGTCAAAAAAGAAAAAGATCCTGATACTGGTGCAAATATTATAAAGAAAGTAAACGAGTATTTTATTTACTCTGAGACTGGAGAAAACGCTACTGCTACTTCTTATACTGGTGGTAATAAAAATAACAATGCTCTTAAGATCTCTCCAGATGCTATTAGTTATGTTACTAGTGGCCTATTAGATGCTGATCGTAAAAAAGTAATCTCTTACTTGCATAAAGCATTGAAGCCTATTAACCAGCTTCGAATGATGGAAGATTCCCTTATTATCTACAGGTTAGCTCGGGCGCCAGAACGTCGCATTTTTTATATTGACGTAGGTAACTTACCAAGAGGTAAAGCTGAACAATACCTGAAAGATATCATGGCTAGGTATCGTAATAAGTTAGTATATGATGCTAATACTGGTGATCTAAAAAATGATTCTAAGCATATGTCTATGCTGGAAGACTTCTGGCTTCCAAGGCGTGAAGGTGGTAAAGGTACAGAAATTAGTACACTTCCAGGTGGAGAAAACTTGGGACAAATTGATGATATCTTATACTTCCAGAAAAAGATGTATAAGTCTTTGAACGTTCCTAGTAGTCGTATTAATCCAGAAGAACAGCCAGGTGGTATTCTTGGAAGAACATCTGAGATTACTAGAGATGAATTTAAGTTCCAAAAGTTTATCAATAGACTTCGTCGTAGATTCTCGGATTTGTTCTATAATATTCTAAAGAAACAACTTTTGCTCAAAGGTATTATTACCGAAGAAGATTGGGAATCTTGGAAAGGTAATTTATTCGTAGATTATATTACGGACAACTATTTTTCTGAACTAAAAAACACAGAGATGCTCAGAGAACGTGTAGGTATGTTGCAACAGATTGAGCCGTATTTAGGTACTTTCTACTCGAGAGAATGGGCACAGAAGAACGTATTGATGTTAACTGATGATGATATTAAAATGATGAATGATCAAATAGATCAAGAAAAGAAAGACGGTGAAATTCCGGATCAAGATCAAGAACCAGATATTTGATTGAAAACAAAATTATTATAAATACTTTCACGTATATTAAAAAGGACTTTTTTATGGTTGAGAACATTGGTGATTTTTTAGATAATGTAGCGAATAAGAAGTTTTCTGATGCAGAGAAGCAATTCTCTGATATGATCAATACCCGTTTGGCAGATCGTCTTGAATCACATAAGGCTATGATCGCTAATCAGGTATATAATGGTGTGGATCCTGAAGAAGATGTAGATCTTGATGATGAAAATGAAGTAGAACAGCCAGAAGAAGAAACAGAAGAAGATGCAGAGCTTTAAAGAGTTTGCCAAAAACATCGCTCCTAAAGGTCAAAAGATTATTAAGGTCTTAGACATGAAAGGTGGAGAGATGATGGTCACTAAAGACCAAAAAGGTAAGTTTAACGTTATGTTCGATAACCAAGTGGTTGATACCCTTGGCTCTGAAAAAGAAGCAATAAAGGCTGCTAAGAACTTTGGCAGCATGATGGGCAAAAGGTAGATTCCGATGAAACTGATTACAGAGCATACAGAACAGGTATCTTATATTGTCGAAGCCAAAGAAGGCGGTGGCAAGAATTATATCATTGAAGGTATCTTTGCCCAGGCGGAACAAAAGAACCGCAATGGAAGAATTTATCCAAAAGCAATTTTGGAATCAGCAGTTTCTAAGTATGATAAGGAACAGGTGCAAACCCAACGTGCAGTAGGTGAACTAAATCACCCTGCGGGTCCTATCATTAACTTAGATAAAGTTTCTCATCGCATTACTGAATTAAAGTTTGAAGGTAATAACGTGATGGGAAAAGCACTTATTCTTGACACCCCTAATGGTAAGATTGTAAAAGGTCTCTTAGACGGTGGAGTTAAGCTAGGTGTTTCAACTCGTGGTATGGGAACTCTTGAGCAAAAGGGTGGAGTAAACATGGTCGGTAAAGACTTTGTTTTAAACACCGTAGATATCGTACAAGATCCATCTGCACCATCAGCTTTCGTTAATGGGATTATGGAAGGTGTAGAGTGGGTATGGAATAACGGTGTCTTAGAGCCTCAAGAACTTGAAAAAATTGAGACTGAAATTAATAATGCTTCTAGATCTGATCGTTCTGCGGTTGAGATCCGGGAGTTTAAAAATTTCCTCTCTAAACTTAATCTTTAATTGGAGATAGAATATGTCCGAACAAGAAATGTTGGATGATATTGAATCTGTTGAAGAGGTTATTGAGGAAGAAACTTCCGAAGAATCTGAGACAGAAGAAGTATCCGAAGCACAAGCACCAGCAGCTAAAGGTAAAGCTGCAACTCCAGCTATGGATGGTGCTAAAGCTGCTGCTGACGATGCTGCTAAGATCAAAGCATCTGCACCAGCAAAAGCTACAGTACCAGGCGGTGAGGCACAAAAGGGTGACCAAGTTGCTGACAAAATTCCTGGAACTAAAGCTGGTATGATTAATTCGATGTACCAAGAAATGAACAAGATGAAGAAGTCTAATCTTCAAGCTTCCTACGGTAAAATCATGGCTTCCATGAAAGCTGAAGGATTTGAACTTGAAGACGACGCTGCTCCAGCTCTCCATGAGAAAGCTGCTGCAGTACAGGCTGATTTCTCTGACGACATGAGCGCTTTGGTTGAGTCCGAAGCTACCCTGTCCGAAACGTTCAAAGACAAAGCAGCTGTTATCTTTGAAGCAGCTATTAAGTCTAAAGTTTCTAATGAAGTTGCACGCATTGAATCTGAACTTCAGGAAGAATTTGCTGAAGAAGTACAAACTGCACGTGAAGAAATGATCGAGCAGGTTGACGGATACATGAACTACGTTGTAGAAAAGTTCATGGAAGAGAACAAGTTGGCAATCGAAAACGGTATTCGTACCGAGATCGCTGAAGACTTTATGGGCAAGCTGAAGGATCTATTTACTGAGTCCTACATCGAAGTTCCAGAGTCCAAGGTTGATCTGGTTGACGAGCTCTCTGAGCAAGTTACTGATCTTGAAGAAAGACTCAATGAAGCCACTGGAACTGCTATTGAGCAAACTCAGTTCATGGAAGAACTCATGCGTGATGCTATCATCCGTGAGCACTCCCGCGGTCTGGCTGAAACTCAGGTAGAAAAGTTGAAATCCCTGGCTGAAGATTTAGATTTTGAAGATCCAAAAGCTTTCGCTTCGAAAGTCGAAACGATCAAAGAATCTTACTTCACCAAGAAAAAAGTAACCGTTGTAGAAGAGTCTATGGATGAAGCTGAAGAAACTGAAGTTTCTGACACTATGTCCCGTTACATTTCTGCATTAAGACAATCTCACAAGCAATAACTATACAAAAAAGGGTGTATAAAAATGACTCCACAAATCTCTTACGATAGACTCGTACAGAAGTGGGCGCCAGTACTTAACGAAGAAACCGCTGGTCCTATTTCTGATTATCACCGCAAGCAGGTAACTGCAGCTATCCTGGAGAACCAGGAAGTTGCTATGCGTGAAGAAGCTATGCAAGGTACGTTCGGGGCACTGAACGAGGACGCACCAGCTAACGCTACTTCCGCAGCTGCTAACTTTAACCCCGTACTGATCTCGCTCGTACGTCGTGCTATGCCTAACCTGATGGCTTACGATGTATGTGGTGTACAGCCAATGACCGGTCCTACTGGCCTCATCTTTGCGATGAAGTCCCGTTACAAGACTACTGGTCATGGTGCAGTTGATAGTGCAAAAGTTAACGAAGCACTGTTCAACGAAGCTCTTACTGCTTATGCTGGTGATGCTTCTCCTGCTCACGATAATGCTAACGGTCCTTCTGGTCTTGAAAGCATTACCGGTGGTTCTGATGCTGGTACTCTCGACTCCGAGCGTAACACCACTCTGACCGGTCGAGGTTTCGCGACCCCTGACGGTGAAGCTCTGGGTGACAGTGGCTCGAACCCATTCAACGAAATGGGATTCACCATTGAAAAGCAGACTGTAACAGCTAAGACACGTGCTCTGAAGGCTGAGTACACCATGGAACTGGCACAAGATCTGAAGGCAATTCACGGTCTCGACGCTGAAACTGAGCTGGCAAACATCTTGTCTGCTGAAATTCTGGCTGAAATCAACCGTGAAGTTGTTCGTACCATCAACTCCCAAGCTAAGCTGGGTGCTTCCCAGACTGGTATCAACGTAGATGGTATCTTCGACTTGGATCTGGATGCTGACGGTCGTTGGTCTGTTGAGAAGTTCAAGGGACTCATCATGCAGATCGAGCGTGAAGCAAACACGATCGCTAAAGAAACCCGTCGTGGTAAGGGTAACTTTATCATCTGTTCGTCTGACGTAGCTTCCGCTCTGGCAGCTTCCGGCATGCTGGACTACTCTCCTGCAATGTCGACCAACCTGAACGTTGACGACACCGGTAACACTTTCGCTGGTGTACTGAACGGTAAGATGAAGGTATACGTTGATCCTTACTCTGTAGGTGACTACGTAACTGTTGGTTACAAAGGTGCTAACGCATACGATGCTGGTGTATTCTACTGTCCATACGTACCTCTGACGATGGTTCGTGCGGTTGGTGAAAACAGCTTCCAGCCAAAGATGGCCTTCAAGACTCGTTACGGCATGGCTTCCAACCCATTTGTTGGTACCACTCCTGCAAACGGTCTGGCTACTGCGGCTACCAACCAGTACTACCGTGTGTTCCGTGTGGACAACATCCTCGGCTAAACTATAATAATAACTATAAGTCGATTATAAATACTAGGGTGGATCGAAAGGTCCACCCTTTCTTTTTATGGAGTGCGGAATGGCAGAGCTTACTACAAATAAGAATTACTTACAGCCTACTGGATTTAGGGTAATTATCGATCGGGTGAATTATCCTAATTTGGAATTCTTTGCTCAATCTGTTTCTCACCCGGATGTGACTTTAACAGGACCAACTAATCCTTTTCCTAGAATTGCAAATGTCAATATGCCCGGAGATGCTTTAGATTATTCTGAGCTTAACATTCAGTTTATATTAGATGAAGATATTGAGTCATACGTAGAGCTTTATAATTGGATGGAAGACATTGTCAACAAAGACTTTGTGCCACAGGGATCTAGAACTAGAAGAGTAAACCCAGAAGTTCCAACTCAAGCAGACATCTCAGTTTCTATCTTATCTAGCCATAACAATCAAACCAAAAGAATTATTTACAAAGGGTGTAATCCTGTAGCTTTAAGCGGTGTCGAGCTTACCTCTATCGCTTCTACAGTAGAATATTTAACGTTTAGTGCTTCATTCTCGTTTACTGGTTTTGAATTCGTAGGATAAAGGTATCTTTATTCCTTAAACTGTGATATAATACACCCAGTTAAAAACTTAATCTGGACTTATTATGAAACTTGATTTGGAAAGCATCCTAGAGATGTGGAAAGAAGACTGTATCATCGAAGAAATGAACTTGGATGAAGAGTCCCGTAAAACCCCTTCCTTACATGCAAAGTATCTAGAAATTCATTCTTTGACAAAGCTTAGACTTAAAAGGGCTGAGCTAGATCAAAAGACTTTGCTCAAGGATAAATGGCTGTATTACAATGGTAAGATGGACGAAGAGACTATTCAGCAGAAAGGATGGGACTTTGATCCATTCAATGGACTGAGAGTTTTAAAAGGTGATATGGATCACTACTACGACTCTGATACTGATATTCAAAAATCAGAGGAAAAAATTACGTACTATAAGACAATTATAAGTACCTTAGACGAAATCATTAACAATTTACGATGGCGACATCAAGTAATTAAAAATATGATTTCATGGAGAATGTTTGAGGCGGGGAACTGATTTGTATAAACTTCCTCTTAGCAAGAGGATATATAGATGAAGACCAGAAAGATAGTATGATAAAACGATACTATGAAAAATTATTGAAAGAATCTGGAGGATGAGTTACTTGGCTTTATTTGATGACGAAGAATTTATTTCCCATGCAGGTCTTAAGCTTGGATGGAAAATCGAGATGGATGCCCTTTACACTGATGACTGGCGATGTCTCGCTAAGATGATTATGGAATACGAGACCAGACCTTTTCGTAAGGCTGTAGGTATTCCACGTGGTGGAGTTAGATTGGGTGAGATGCTTGATAAGCACTCTACTGGTAATCCCGATGATCCCGTACTGATTGTGGATGATGTTTATACAACTGGTACGAGCTTTAGAGAATTCATTGCAGAAAACTATCCAGATGATAATGTAATTTGTTGGACAGTATTTGCTCGGGATGTTATTAGTGGTAATGTCAATGCACTGTTTCAAATGCCATCTAGCATGAGACCTAAGCTCAAGTAATGGAATTAAAAGCGAATACCTTACACGTACGTAAAAAGAACCATTCACAACTCCTTGTAGTATCCGAGCCTCATATTGCAAACGAGTTGAATGACTTTTTTTCATTCGAAGTACCAGGTGCTAAGTACATGCCTGCCTTTAAAAGAGGGTGGGACGGTAAGGTACGACTGTATGACATTAAGAAACAAGAGCTCCCTTGTGGTTTATATGAATACCTAGACGAGTTTATCCGTCCGCGTAACTATACGATTGATCTTGATCATGATACTACATATGGACGTCCTGATAGCAATATTGCCGTGGATCCTAGAGATCTGGCAAAGTTCATTAAATCTTTAAATCTACCATTTGAACCACGAGATTATCAGTTTGATGCAGTGGCTCAGGCTATCCAGTCTAAACGACTTATCTTACTGTCACCTACGGGTTCAGGTAAGTCTCTGATTATCTATATTCTAATGCGGTGGTACCTGGAAAACCACAATAAGCGTGCAATCATTGTGGTACCTACAACCTCACTTGTACAGCAGATGTATACAGACTTTGAAGAGTATGCACAGAATGATGACTTTGATGTATCGCAAATGTGTCATCGTATCTACTCCGGCATGCCTAAGCATAACGTACCTGAGCAAGTGTTTATCTCTACATGGCAGTCGATCTACAAGCTTCCAGGTACCTGGTTCGAGCAGTTTGGTGCTGTATTCGGTGATGAGGTGCATAACTTTAAAGCTAAGTCGCTGGCTGGCATTATGAACAAGTCACGTGAAGCAGAGTTTCGGTTTGGCACTACTGGTACACTGGATGGAACACAGACTCATAAGCTTGTTCTAGAAGGTCTGTTCGGTAGAGTCTATAATGTAACTACCACTAAAAAGCTGATGGATGCAGACACTCTAGCACAACTTAAAATCAAGGTTCTTTTGCTTAAGTATCCTCCTGAGGTATGCAGAGACATCATAAATAGTAAGGATTACCACTACGAGATTGATTACCTTGTCAGTAACGTTAAGCGTAATAGATTAATTCAAAACCTAGCGCTAGATCAGGAAGGTAATACACTTGTTCTATTTCAGTTTGTAGAAAAGCACGGCAAAATTCTTTATGATATGATTAAAGATAAAGCACATGAACGGCGTAAAGTTTTCTTTGTGTCAGGTGAGGTCGATGCTGACATCAGAGAAGAAATACGTGGGATCGTCGAAAAACAAAAAAATGCTATTATTGTTGCTAGCCTTGGCACGTTTTCCACGGGTGTAAACATTAAGAATCTACATAACATTATTTTCGCTTCACCATCTAAGTCTCAGGTAAAAGTATTACAGTCCATTGGACGCGGCCTGCGGAAGTCTGAAGATGGCCGTGCAACTACTCTCTATGATATTGCAGATGATATGCACGTGCGACAAAAAAAGAATTATACTCTTCTTCATGCTATTGAACGTATGAAGATATATAAAAGAGAAAAGTTTAATTATGATGTATTCGAGGTAACACTATGACAGATGAAGTACAAGTAGAATACGACGATGATACAGTTAAAGTTTTTAAGCTTGTAACTGGCGAAGAAATTGTAGCTCGTATATCCAAATCAACTGAACACTTTTTTGTAATTGAGATTCCATTAGAACTTAGATATAATTATACTGAAAAAAGATTGTTCTTATCTAGATGGATTATGGGGTCTGACTATAGTAAAGTAATGACTTTAGCTGGTACTTCAGTTGTATCTATAGCAGGACCTGAAGATTTAGTCTTAGAGAACTATTATAATTACAGGGAAGAGCTAGTTAAAAGCTTGACTGAACCTAAAGAATCAGATGAACCTGAAGTAGAACAAATTGAAATGCCAGATGAATTATTAGAAAAACCTACATTACATTGATTGGTGTATACCTCTCCCCTCGCAACAGTACTGTTATTATATACTAATTTTTACCATTTGTACATAAAAAAATTATGTGTACATTACAGTTTATACAGTGTATAATACCTTATATTAATAACCCTAAAGGTATCCTCAGAATGGCCCGAGTTAAAAAAGAAAAAGACAATTACATTAATAACAAGGACTTTTCTCAGGCAGTCTGTGATTATGTTAAAGCGTATCAAGATGCTGAGGGAATTAAACCTATTGTTCCAGATTACGTGGCATTGGGTTTTCAACAAATAGCACACGGCCTTTCGCGAAAACCCAATTTCATTGGATATTCATATCGAGATGAAATGGTAATGGACGCTATCGAAAACTGTCTTCGTGCCATTCGTAACTATAACATCGAAGCCGCCACACGTACAGGTAAACCAAATGCTTTTGCTTATTTCACTCAGATTTGTTATTATGCCTTTCTTCGGAGAATTGCCAAGGAAAAACGCCAGAAAGAAATCAAAGACGAATTGATTGATAACGGATATGGCTCCGATCTATTCGAAATAAATAATAACCAAGACGACTACTCTAAGCAAATTACTATGTCTTATATCGAAGAAGTTAAGAATAAGATGCGTGAAAACTTAGAGATGACTGATGAAGAATATGTGAAACCGCAGGCATCTTTGCCGAAACGGCGTGCACGTAAGACTAATGACTCAGACTTGACGGAGTTTCTATGAAGCAATATTCATTAAAAGAATTTATTAAGGTAGTTGAAAACGCAGATATAATATATGGTGAAGTTTCACTTAACGCAGCAATGAAAGTTCCTGCACGTGTTAAGAAGAAGTCTATACTTGATCATCTTAAATCAATTACACGAGAAACGCTACGTATGTCTTCTATTGGTTACTATGGTGATTTGAGAGAAGATAAAAAAGGACGAAAAATACTAAAGGTGCTATAATGTCAGATGATATCTTTGACTTTGGATTTACTATCGTTGATGAACAACAAGAACTAGAGGTTGTCCAGAAAACTGCTGAAAGCGCAGCTTCAGCCGAGGCCACGGCATCATCATACGAAGATAAAGTAAACAAACTCTACAATGCCATTCTACCTCTCCTATCTAATCTCAAGAAAAATCCTGAAAAAGATTATATTTATTGGCCTAATCGTAATGAAAAGGTCGAACAGTTTGAAACAATGATTGCTAATATTATTAAGTGAGATAAATGTTAATTGCTATTTTGAACGATACACATTTGGGCATAAGAAATAGTTCCGATGTATTTTTAGATAATGCTTCTAAATTCTACACTAAAACGTTTTTCCCATATCTTAAAGATAATGGGATTAAGCAAATCATTCATCTAGGGGATTACTACGATAATCGTAAAGCTATTAACATTAAAGCTTTAAATGACAATCGTAAATATTTCCTAGAACCAATGCGTGAACTGGGTATCCGAATGGATATTATTCCTGGTAATCATGATACGTATTTTAAAGATACAAATACTCCCAACTCTCTCAAAGAACTCCTTGGATTTTTTATCAATGAAGTTACAATCATTGAAAAGCCTACCGTATTAGAGTACGACTCTTTGCGTATGGCTCTTCTTCCTTGGATGGCTAAAGATAACACCGAAGAGTCTTTACACTTTATTAAAAACTGTAAGGCAGATATTTTAGGTGGCCATTTAGAGCTGAATGGATTTGAAATGATGCGTGGCATTAAGTCAGATCACGGTATGGACCCTAATATATTCTCACGGTTTGAGTCTGTTCTTTCTGGACATTACCATACTAAAAGCAGCGCTGGCAACATTCATTATTTGGGTTCTCAGATGGAATTCTTTTGGTCAGATTGCAATGATAAAAAGTACTTCCATGTTTTAGATACAGAAACACGTGATATATGGGCTATTCCTAATCCGCACACTTTATTCAAAAAAGTAGTGTACAATGATGCCAAATATGATTATAATAGGGTACCGGATTTTACAGGGCACTTTGTTAAGGTAGTAGTTGTGAATAAAACTAATCCACAAATGTTTGAATCTTTTCTTGATAAGCTACAAGATCAAAACCTGCATGACCTTAAAATTGCTGAGAACTTTGATCATATTATTGGCCATAACGAAGATACTGACGTATCACTGGATGATACGCAAAGTCTTTTGGATGATTATATCGAGGAATCAGAAACTGCTCTGGAAAAATCACATCTTAAGCAAAGGATGCGGGATTTGTATACTGAAGCACAATCGATTGAAATTCTATGATAAAATTTAATACTGTTCGATGGCAAAACTTTCTATCCACCGGCAATAAGTTTACAGAAATTAAACTAGATTCTGTATCTACTACTCTTATTGTAGGTGGTAATGGCGCAGGTAAATCCACTATGCTGGATGCTTTGTCATTTGGTTTATTTGGTAAGCCATACCGTAATATTAATAAACCTCAACTAGTAAATACTATTAACGGCAAAGACTGTTTGGTAGAAGTTGAATTTGCAGTAGGACCTAACCACTATAAAGTTGTACGTGGTATTAAACCTGCAGTATTTGAAATTTACCGTAATGGTAAAATGTTTAATGAAAGCTCCCACGCCAGGGAGTTCCAAAAAATGCTTGAGCAAAATATCCTCAAGCTTAACCATAAATCTTTTCACCAGATCGTAGTACTTGGTTCATCGTCCTTTGTGCCATTTATGCAATTGGCTGCAGGACAACGCCGCGAAGTCATTGAAGACTTGCTTGACATTAATATCTTTTCTAAGATGAACGGTATTCTGAAAGATAATGTAAGTACCATTAAGGATCAAATTCAGGATAAGACTCACCAGGTTGACATAGTACGTAGCAAGATCGAGATGCAGCGGAAATATATCCGTGATATTAAAAACCTGAACGAGGAGAAGATTCGTGAGAAACAAACCGAAATCACGACGCATGAAAATTCAATTAGGAAAATCAATGCGCAAAATGAAAAAATACAAGAAGCTCTCCAGGCTGAATACTCTACACTCAACGAACAGTTAGAAGAGGCAGGTAAGGCATTTGATTCTGCACGAATGCAGGAACCCCAGCTTCAGAAGGAGATGAAGAAACTTGTTAAAGAGGATAAGTTCTTTCAAGATAATGACTTTTGCCCGACTTGTACGCAAGAGATTGACTCGGATATTAAAGAACAAAAAGTTAAAGGTATCGCAGAGAAAGCGAAGGAAATCCAGAAGACGTTTCAGGCGGTAAAAGAACAAATTAATACTGGTAAAGAATTATTAGATACTCTGACAAATAAGTCAAATGAACAGCGCAAATTAAATGAAGAATATAATGAAAATAATCTTAAATATTTTTGGGCACATGAAACAATCGTTAAGCTTGAGCGTGAGATTACACAAATATCTGGTACCAAAACAAACATCGTGGAGGCAAATCAAGAGTTAGAAGATTTTATTGATGGTAAGGATACACTGATCACTGAGAAAATGGAACTGGATAGGGAACACGATTACTCTAAAGCTATGATGGAAATGTTAAAGGACACAGGCATCAAGACTAAAATTATTCGTCAGTACTTGCCTGTTATGAACAAGTACATTAACAACTATCTACAGACTCTAGACTTCTTTGTACACTTTGAACTGGATGAAGCCTTTAACGAAACCATCCGGTCACGTCACCGTGATAGCTTCTCCTATGATTCCTTCAGCGAAGGTGAGAAGCAGCGGATCGACCTGGCACTGCTGTTTACCTGGCGTCAGATTGCACGTATGAAGAACAGCGTGGCTACCAACCTGCTGGTCCTGGATGAAACGTTTGACTCTAGTCTGGATAATGATGGCATTGAGAATCTGTTCAAGATCATCTACTCCCTGGGAGAAACAGCCAACGTCTTTGTTATCTCACATAAGGGTGAAATCCTGGATAACAGGTTTAAGCACAAGATAGAGTTCTACAAGGACAAGAACTTTAGCAAGATTAAATAGGTGTATCATTTTGGTAACAACCCTTAAAAAGATTCAAAAAAAGTCTTTTTAGGGGTTTACTTTTTTCTAGAAGTGTCTATATTAATAATATAACCTCTTCACCAAAGGAGAACCAAATGTCTCTCTACTCACCAGTACAAATTGCACAAAAAGTTTCCAACAAACTTAACTTTAAAACAGCTGACCGATACGATCAGATTGCAGCAATCAAAAAAGAGATTCTCGCTATTGGTACAGTTCCTAATACACTACTAGCAACCGACAGAGAATTCATCGATGACACACTCGATATTCTCTACTACCGATATTCTTTCAACGCATAACAATTAGGGGGGTTTACAAGCCCCCTTTTTTATTGTATAATACTATTTTTAATGTAAGGAGATTACTATGTCTAAAGATTGGGTAAAAGATATTAATGACATGCATGCTAAGTTTGGTGTACATGAATCTGTTGAAAAGATGGGTGCAACTAAACTAGCATCATATTTGTCTTTCCGACTTAACTTCCTTAATGAAGAACTTAATGAAACTGGTAAGGCAGCACGGGAAGCTAACCCTGAAGAAATCGTAGACGGCCTAATCGATCTCTGCGTTGTAGCTATTGGTACTATGGATGCCTTTGGTATTGACGCCTATAAAGCATGGGACGAAGTTCTTAAGGCTAACATGGCTAAAGAAGTTGGCGTTAAAGACTCACGACCCAATCCACTTGGTCTTCCTGATCTGGTTAAGCCAGAAGATTGGGTAGGTCCATCACATGAAAGCAATACGGGAAAATTCTAATGCAATTAGTACATGACCTGGTAATCACTCAAGAGTTTATTGATTACCGTAATGAGTATAAGCATAAATTTAAAGCCAACGGAAGACCCGAGTCTGTGTGTTTAATGAATGCAGATTGCCTTCTACTTGAGTGGCACCTGACAACAAATGGTCATGCTCAAACATCAAACACTATGTCGTACGACGCAATTATCCCTGGATATAATCGTGTAGAAATTAAATCTGTATCTAACGGTGGAAGTGTTACGATTGGACAATGGACACGCCGTCAAGATTTCGATAACTATCTTTTCTTTAGATTTGCTGTTCCGCGCACCGCTCCTTTAGAAATTGGTGATACAGTTACTATTAATATTGTGCAAATTGAAGCTAAAGATTCTGTAGAAATGCGATGCCGAGAATCTAACTTTAATACAAAAGGAAAACCGCTTATGTATTATGTTTGGGCACAAGATGGAAAAATCGCTAAGCCTGATGTAAATTCTTCTATGTACAATACAGAAGAATCGGTGTATACTGAACCTATGTTTGCATAAGGAGATTATTGTGACAGATCGTGAATCCGTTAATGTTCTAAAAGAATGTATTGACCTGCAAATTCGTAAAGGTCAAGACTATCAGAACCCCAACTCTAATGTTACTCAAGCTATGCACTACCGTCGTGGCATTGATTCCCTGCATGACATTATGCAAGGTAAGATGTACCGTGCTCAGTCCATTCTAGAGAGTAATACCTCTAATCCCAACTTCGAGTCTCTTGAGGATACCTACAAAGACTTGATTAATTACGCATCATTTGCTGTAATGTATATGCGTGGCAAGATGGATGGCCAAGACCTTGATCGTGATATGTTCAACAAGAAAGTAGACTAATGGAACTCCCTCCCAAGAAAGGTTTTCACCGGCACCATATTATTCCTAAGTTCTTGGGAGGGACAGATGTCGCCGATAATCTTGTATATCTAACTCCGTATGACCATGCACAAGAACACAAAAAACTGTTTGAAGAACATGGGCGTAAAGAGGATGCAGGTGCTTACAATATGATTATGGCACAGAGCGTAACAAAAGATTTTGAAAGGCTAACTACAAAATGAATGTATCAGATATCCGCCAACACTTTATTCAGGCTTTAGCCAATGAGGAGTTCACAGTCGATCGTACCGGCAGCAAAACCATTGAGCTGATCGGGGCTTCTTTCGTTGCAGATGAGCCAGCAATCTTCGGTACAGTTAACAAAGACTACGTCAATGCTGAGATTGATTGGTATAATGCGATGTCCACGAATATTAATGATATTGAATATGGTGATAAACCACCTAAAGCATGGCAGATTGCAGCTAATGAATATGGTGAGGTAAATTCTAATTACGGTAAATTAATTTACTCTGATAAGTACCATGATCAGTATGGCCAGGCTTTAGATGAATTAGTGGTTTATCCGGATAGCCGTCGTGCATCAATGATCTATACTCGTCCATCTATTTGGTATGAATATAACGAAAATGACAAAAATGATTTTATCTGTACAAATGTTGTGACATATTATATTCGTAATGGCAAGCTAAATTGTGTTGTACAAATGCGCTCCAATGATGTAGTATATGGATATAAGAATGATTACGCCTGGCAGCACAATGTTCTCACCGAGCTTACCGATGATTATAACAGGTCTTGTGAACATATGCCAGGAAAGAAAGGTGAAGATATTAAAATAGGTACGATCACTTGGCAGGTACAGAACTTGCATGTATATGAAAGACACTTTGATTTGGTAAAATAATGGCTGTTATAACTAATCCTATCAGTAATATTCCTGTTAATGAAAAGTCCCACACCCTAGGATGGTCTAAGGTGTGGGCTTCTCATTTAGACGCTGATATTGATCACAAATGTTCAGCAAATATTCTGAAACATGATATTGTCTATATTGACTTTGGTGCAAACTACTCAGGTTCTCTAAACCTGTTTGGTGGTGCTAATCAGGAGCTATTTAATCGGTTGAATCTGATCATGCAGTGCAAAAAAGTCTTATGTCTTGATTGGCCTTTTGAAATCAGTGAATCACTTCGAAAACGTATTGGTGCTAAGACTACATATGAAGGCTTCACTGATGATTGGTTTGATAAGCTAGAAGCATTTGAAAAGAATGTGCGGGTTCTAAAACAAGAAGATCGTGTGGTCACTGGTATTACTATGGGTGACAGTCATACAATTGCTTTTAGCCAAGAATCAGATGCAGTACTTCGTAATGATGGCAAAACCTTGTATGGCGCACTCAAGCTCGGCCTAAACAATATGTTTCGTGGCATGCCTATTAAAGGTAATATTACTTTATGTTTTGGCTCAATTGACATCCGCCATCATTTTCTCAGAGAAAACGGATTAAATGATAACCTTTCTACTGTTATTGAAACATATATTAAACAAGGCTCTGAACTAGAAAAAGAATACGGCTGTAATGTATCTTATGCTTATCCTGTTCCGGTAGAATGGGAAGGACGTAAGATTCCTAAGACTGGATTCTATAAAGGTTCTCCATTTCACGGTTCTATGCAAGAACGTAGGATTATTACAAACAAGTTTATTAGTGAGCTAAATAAGCATAAGGTTAATGTGATTGCACCACCAGATGATTGGTACACTATGGACCCTAAAGCATATGCTGAAACGTATATGGAATTTGGTTCTAGCTTTCACATTGCTCCTCCCTATTATCGCCGTGAAGATTTTGGGGTGACAACAGCAACTTTATTCTAGGAATATATTATGTCGCATGACAATCATGTAATTGATGGTGTTAACAAAGACATTCGACCTTTCCCTTGGTCTAGTCCACAAGAATGCCAAGAATATTATCTGGATATGGCAAAAGACTGGGAAGACCCATATGGTCCTCCTGTGATCAAAGAGCATGAAGGTATTCGTGTAGTACGTGATGATTATCTGGTAGGCTCAAAGGTTAGGGGTGGCGATTGTTTAATCTCTTCCCTGCCTGAGCACGTGGATACACTGGTGTACGTGCAGCCACGTACGGGACTGGCAGGTGTTTCTATTCTAGATGTGGCTAAACGCCACAATAAGAAGGTAAAACTATTCATGCCTTCATCTAAACAAATTTCCCTTCATCAGGCTTGTTGTATTGAACGTGGTGCTGAAACTTCTTTTCACCGTATTGCTGCAATGCCAAACTTGAATAAGATTGCTAAAGAATGGGCAGACGAAAGACCTAATACATTTTTTATCCCGTTGGGCCTTAAACATGAAATGGTCACTGCTGGTATTGTCAAGACCGCTATGAAGATCGATCCACCTGATCAAGTTTATTGTGCAACATCTACTGGTGTCCTGACTCGTGCCCTACAAATCGCCTGGCCGAATACGGAGTTTGTATCTGTTTGTGTGGCACGAAACATGAAAGACGGTGAGCTAGGTAAGGCAGAAGCCGTCTCAGAACCATTGGCCTTTACTAAGGCAGAACAGTCCCAGAACCTACCAGATTTCCCCGTGATCGACACTTACGATGGAAAGGTATGGAAATATATCCCAAAGAATTCTGATAAAGATATTCTATTCTGGAATGTAGGAAAAGAACCTGTACTACAGAATTTAGACATTATAAAAGAGACTCATTCCTTTAGGGAGTGGGGTGAATGAAATGGCTAAACGAAGAAGCAATTGATATACTAGTTAATTATTATTATCCTCGTGCTAAATGGCTACAACTCAATTGTAACTGGGGAAAACTTCCATACGAAGGTCCTGACGCAGATAGAGAAGTCAACGATCCACTAATGCAGCAGATTGATATCTACGATTGTTATACAAGAAATGCCGCAGGGTTTTCTAATGTAGTACAAGACCTAAAGTTCCGTACTAAGACTCCTAAACGGCATCACCAGATTAAAAATTCTGCGTTAGGCCAAAAGCATTGGGACCTTTGTGATAATTATGTGACTGATCAATGGGACCTTAAGACTTGGTTCTTTGCCTATATGGCACACAGAGCAACAGGTTCAGGTGCATCATTTACCAGAGACCATGGATACCGTAATAACTGCGTACATGAATGGGGCGTGATGGAATCTATGGACCAGATGATTGAAAACATCAAGGAGCGTAAAGCCAATAAGATTCCTACTTTTACGTCTATCGGTAACCAACCGCCAGCTCCACGTAAAGGAGTTAGCGTAGTTGATTACATTACCGAGGAACTACCTGGGCTTTTGGATAAGTTGATTGATTGGTTACATGTAGGACAGAAAAAGACACACAAGCAAGTTGTGGATTATATGAATGAGTATAATCTAGATCAAGGTCACAAACGATTTAATTTTGTTTATGCTGCTTTTTCCTATGATCTAGGCGATTACCATAAAGACTTGGTAGACGATATGTCACATGGCTACTTTGGTAACAATGCAGTACGTTGTATGCAGAAGCTTTCGTCTGGATATACTACCGATGCTTTCATGGATATTCTGTGTGAGCGAATGGGCGGGGCGCCCAGAGATAACGAGGATGTTCTCTGTGACTTTGTGCGGTTTGGTCAGAACTACGTTCCAAGAAGCGATGACACATTTAATCATGTATCAAGTGATATAACTAATAACTCCGGATGGGTTTCAGGCTGGGATCAGCGTCAAGGACATCCACCAGAAAAATCACCTCTAGAGGAATTCATGCTATGAAGTGGGATGCCCGCTATATGTCTTTGGCCAAGGAAGTCTCAACCTGGTCGAAAGATCCATCCAGTAAAATCGGTGCAGTTGCTATCGGAGACAAAGGCCAAGTCTTATCACAGGGATACAACGGTTTCCCTCGTGGTATAGAAGATAGTAAAATAAGATATGATAATCGTCAAACCAAGTACAAATATGTTGTACATGCCGAGATGAATGTGATATATAATGCTACATATAACGGTGTTTCGTTAAACGGCGCAACTCTATATGTCTACGGTTTGCCTGTCTGTTCTGACTGTGCGAAGGGCATTATTCAGGTTGGCATTAAAAAAGTCGTTGTACCTCGTATGGATATTCCGGAAGTCTGGAAAGAATCATGGCAGCGTTCGGTACAGATGTTTGATGAAGCCGACGTAAAATGGAGTATGATTGATTTTTAGTGTGTACAAACACGATAAAATATGGTATGATACTCTAATTGATTAACTACGGACTTTATTATGTACAAATACAGTGAAGATAAAATTATGGACCAGTTACAAACCTATATTGATAAGACATATGGTTCACACTATTCCAAACAAAGATTTCAGGCAACTGAGTTTATCGTAGATGCAGGACATGGCATGGGCTTTTGTCTTGGTAACGTAATGAAGTACGCTCAGCGATATGGAAAGAAAGGTGGACGCAACCGCGATGATCTGATGAAGATCGCCCACTATGCGATCATGGCTATGCACACGCATGATTTAGAAGAAGGAATTGATAATGCAAGCGAATGACATGCTCGAGGTGCTACAGAACTTCGGGTCGATTAACCAGAATATTGTGTTCAGACAGGGTACCTCATTGAGTATCGTATCCGAAGCCAAGAACGTTATGGCTAAGATTGAGCTGGATGAACCTATTCCAATGGACTTTGGCATCTATGATGCAACTGAACTTGTGCGCGTCATGAGTCTAGTAGATGATGCTGAGATTCAGTTCAATCAGGATTCTCTGTCTCTAGCAGGTAACGGTTCTAGTATTAAGTACTACTACTCCGATATTGATATGCTGACTCAGCCTCCTAGTAAAGAAGTCACCATGCCTGATCCAGAGGTACGGTTCATTCTAACACAGGATATACATAATAAACTTAAACGTGCTGCTTCTGCACTTGGTCACAAACAGATCAAGATTGCTGCAGATAATGAGTCCGTTAAACTAATCATTACCGATACTAAAAATGCTACAGCTAATAACTTTACTATCCGCGTTGAGGGTGAAGTTTTTGGTGATCTTAGTGACGGATTTACCATCGGTATCGATAATTTGAAACTTATGCCCGGTGACTATGAGGTACAGGTTTCAAGTAAATTGGTTAGTCACTTCAAGAATACTGACCGTAACGTCCAATATTGGATCGCTCTAGAGAAAAAGTAAACTAAAAGGAAATATTTTAAAATGAATGATAAAGACTTTTATGACCTCGGCGCAAAGGTCGGTCGCTCTACCGTAGCTATTATTGATGCCATTGTGCAGCGTGGTGCATTTAAAGGTGAAGAACTATCTACAGTAGGTCAGCTCCGTGATCAGTCTATTCAAATGATCCAACAGATTGAAGAGCGTCAAGAAGAACTCGACGATGACGATGAGGATGAAGAATAGCATGGAAAAATGGACTGACGAATATACCTTGGAGCGTATTACATACGATCTTGAAGGTGAAGTAGAAAGTCGTGTTTATCACACTTTTAAAGCCGATGAGCTCAACGAGCTTCTTGACTATATGTCATACTTTCTTCAAGGATGCTCATATACTTACGTTACAGGTTTGAAAGCCATTAAGGAATAACCTGTTTACATTGACCCCTAACTGTGATATAATCTTTTTACTCTAACAGTAAGGCACTATATAATGAATGATGATTTTCTCTGGGTAGAAAAATACCGTCCACAGAAAATCGATGATTGTATTCTCCCGAAGTCCCTGCTCGATACATTCAAGCAGACCCTGGCTTCGGGAGAACTTCCTAATATGCTCTTTACAGGTACTGCTGGTCTGGGTAAGACCACTGTAGCCAAAGCATTGTGCAACCAACTTGATCTAGACTATATCTTGATCAATGGTTCTGAGGAAGGTAACATCGATACCCTTCGCAATAAGATTAAACAGTTTGCATCTTCCGTATCACTGCAAGGTGGATACAAGGTAGTTATCCTTGATGAGGCTGACTACCTGAATGCACAATCATTTCAACCAGCTCTTCGTGGATTCATCGAAGAGTTTTCTAGCAACTGCCGGTTTATTCTTACCTGCAACTTTAAGAATCGTATTATTGAGCCACTGCATTCACGATGTGGTGTGTATGAGTTTAACACTAATAAAAAGTCTTTGGCTGAACTATCTGGTCAGTTTATGAAACGATTGACCTGGATTCTTAATCAAGAGAATATTACATATGATAAGAAAATTCTTGCTGAACTTATTATCCGCTTTGCGCCTGATTGGCGGCGTGTTATTAATGAGTGTCAGCGTTACTCTCTTAGCGGTACTATCGATACTGGGATTCTTAGTCTGCTTTCCAATAATTCTGTTAATGATCTCATTGGATATCTTAAGGCCAAAAACTTTAAAAAAATGAGGTCATGGGTAAGCAATAATATAGATACAGACACTTCCGGTATTTTTCGGAAGATTTATGATACTATGAATGAGACTATTCAACCAAATAGTATTCCTCGTGCTGTTCTAATCCTCGCTGATTACCAGTACAAGAATGCTTTTGTGGCTGATCATGAATTAAATGTTGTTGCTTGTTTAACAGAACTAATGGCGGAGGTAGAATGGAAATGAAACGCGAACTAACATTATACACACAACCTGATTGTATGTATTGCGATATGATGAAGACTAAGCTCGATCAATGGGGTTATACGTACAACGTAAAAAATATTAAAGCCGATACTGGCGCTCGAGCTTTTATTGTGATGGATGAAGGCCATCGAACAGTACCGCAGCTCTACTACGGTAAGACGCATATTAATCCCAACATTAATACTGAGGAATACACACAAAGTATTCTTGAGCAGTACATCGGTCACTTGGATGATGTTAAATGAATCCATTCGAATTTGTCAAAGCGATCAATAATAAGCAAAATATCATTAGAGATGATTTAGATGAAAAGTCATATATTCCATATATGATTAACCATAGTTTTTCTTATTTTCCCGACACAGTTCTTCTCGCCAACGAAATGAATATCAACCACCATTTAGATAATAAGCTTCAAAATGACTTTTTTATAAATACTATACGAAAGAATCCTAAGCGCTTTTCTAAATGGAATAAAATGAAGCACGATGGTGATTTTGAAGCGGTGAAAGAATACTATGGGTATAATAATGAAAAAACTCGTTCTGCTCTTTCACTACTTTCTGCTGAACAAATAAACATAATTAAACAGAAGGTGGATCATGGTGGAAGAAAAGGAAAACGCGCCAGTTGAATGGTCGCCTCAGGACATGCTGGAAATTACTCTTAATGAGCCAGACGACTTCCTGAAGGTTAAAGAGACACTTACTCGTATCGGCATTGCATCACGTAAAGACAAGAAGCTTTATCAGTCTTGTCATATTTTGCATAAGCAAGGCCGATACTTCATTACACATTTTAAAGAACTATTTTTACTTGATGGTAATAAGTCTACACTGGAACAGACTGATATCCAGAGACGTAATACTATCACAACTCTATTATCTGACTGGGGATTGTTATCGATCGTTAACTCAGAAGCTGTAACGGATGTTGCTCCTCTACGTCAGATTAAAGTTCTTCCATTCAAAGAAAAAGATGAATGGGAGCTATTGCCTAAATACAACATTGGGCGTTAGTAATCGGGTATTATACTAACGTATTGTAAGTGATCTTTTCACTTAGTGCAAAGGTAATACCTATAAATAATAGTGGATGCCAATAACGGGTCCATATTTCTTGCTTTAATTAGGAGAATTCAGATGACAAATAATCAAAAATTCGCTCGCTTTCCTCGTGCCGCATTTGTAGGTTTTGACCATATCTTCAACGAACTTGAAGAAATGACCAAGCATGCAACTGACCACTATCCTCCGCATAATATTATTAAAGATGAAGGTATGAAGTATCGTATCGAAATCGCAACTGCGGGGTTCAAGGAAGAAGAGCTTTCGGTAGAATTAAAAGATGGTGTACTTTCTGTTGACGGTGATCACACTCCTCGTGGTCTAGAGTTTGTACATAAAGGTATTTCCACCCGTAAGTTCCATCGGTCTTTTAGACTGTCTGAATATACACAAGTTACAGGAGCTTCTCTGGAGAACGGCATTCTAGGAATTCATTTAGAAGTCGTGCTGCCTGATGAGAAGAAGCCTCGAAAGATTAAAATCAATAATCAAAACGAGGTAACAACAAATGCTGAACTTCTTACGGAAAATGGGTAAAGCCCTATACGAATCCCGACTTGACGCTGCTTGTCACGGTGTGGCAGGTTACATTAAGACTGAATATCGTACACACTACAATCAGTCTGAAATTGCTTATATGGTTAGAAAGGATGGTTTTGATGCAACTGTTTTTAAAATCACTCACTAAATCATTTAGCAATGCAATCAAGAGAGCTAGAATGTCAGATGAAGAAAGATACCTTTCTGACTCAATTGACCTTGTAGACCTTGAAGGCCGTCAAAAACGGATCATGTATGGTCAAGCCCCGCATCAAATCAATGGTCGTCATTGGTTAGATGCACGCCAATATCAGTAATTACAAAAGGGGGCGTCTTAACAGGCGCCCCTTTTTCTGTTTACAATCACCCAAAAATAGTATATAATGGCTCTCTGATTCAGAAAGGGCATGTAATGAATTTTTATACATCAGTCAACCGGCTGGGAAACGCTATCCTAGTCCGTGGATTTAGGAACGGCCGTCGTATTCAAGAACGTGTTAAGTTCAAGCCGACGTACTTCGTACCTACTAAAGAACCAACAGATTGGAAATCACTAGATGGCAAACCAGTCGCACCTATCAAATTCAACTCCTCCCGAGAATCGCGCGAGTTCCTGGAACGATATAAAGGCGTGGATCATTTTGAGGTGGTGGGGAATACAAATCATGTTACTCAGTATGTTCATGATATTTATCCTGGCGCAATTAAATTTGACCGCCAAACTATCAACACGACCACAATCGACATTGAGGTGGCTTCCGACGATGGATTCCCTGAGCCAGATGCTGCCGATTATCCTGTCACTGCAATCACTATTAAAAACAATATTGATGAGCTGTATTATGTTTGGGGTTTGGGCGATTACGAACCAGAGAAAAACAATGTTGTCTACCACAAATGCGAAAACGAGCATGAACTCTTACTCTCGTTTCTCGCTCATTGGTCTAATCCTTCTACCTGCCCTGACGTTGTAACAGGCTGGAATACAAACCTATTTGATATTCCTTACATGGTTAACCGTATTACTAAGGTTCTAGGTGAAGACCGTGCCAAGACTATGTCACCATGGAATCATATCCGTGAGCGTAAGGTAATGAAGAACAACCGTGAACAGATTGCGTACGAGCTAACAGGTATCCAACAAATGGATTACTTTGACCTGTTTCAGAAGTTTGGTTACACCTACGGTGCACAGGAATCCTACAAGCTTGATCATATTGCTCACGTGGTCTTAGGTGAAAAGAAGCTATCCTACGATGAGTACGGCGCGCTGCACCTTCTGTACAAGCATGACTTTCAGAAGTTTATTGACTACAATATTAAAGATGTGGAACTAGTCGATAAACTAGAAGACAAGTTAGGTCTGATTACTCTGGCCATGACTATGGCATATCGAGCAGGCTGTAACTTCTCTGATACCTTTGGCACTGTAGGCATCTGGGAATCAATCATCTACCGTGACCTTATTGATAAGAAGATTGTTCCGCCACTCAAAACGGATAAGACAAAGACTCCATATCCTGGTGCATATGTTAAAGAACCTAAGCCTGGAATGTATGACTGGGTTGTGTCCTTTGACTTGGCTTCTCTGTACCCTAATATCATTATTCAGTGGAATATGTCACCCGAAACCATTGCTAATTCCTTTAACTCAGATGTATCTGTAGAAAAATGTTTGAATAGGCTCAGCGTGGGCTCACGCGGCAACCAGAGTATCTCTGCTAACGGTGTTATCTTCAATAATGATAAGGTCGGATTTCTACCAACTATCGTCAAAGACTACTATGCTGAACGTAAAGTAATCAAGTCACAGATGATTGAAGCTAAGCAGCGCCAACAAGAATCTGATTCATATGAGATTCAAAAAGAGATTGAGCATTTAGAAAACCAGCAAATGGCTATTAAGATTCTGCTTAACTCTTTGTATGGCGCAATGGGAAACCGTTGGTTTAATTACTTTGACCAACGGATTGCCGAAGCCATTACTTACAATGGACAGCTCTGTATTAAATGGGCAGAACGTTCTATGAATGAGACCATGAATAAAGTCCTAGAAACTGATAAGGACTATGTGATCGCCATGGATACGGACTCATTGTATGTGAACATGAAAGACCTGGTTGACAAGTTCCAGCCTAAAAACCCAATTAACTTTTTGTCTAAGGCTGGTGAAGATATGTTCAAGCCGGCTTTGTCCAAGGCATATGCCGAGCTGCACGAGTACATGAACTGTAAAGATAACCGTATGGACATGGATCGTGAAGTCATTGCTGATCGTGGTGTATGGACTGCCAAGAAGCGGTATATCCTGAATGTACTGGATAATGAAGGCATTCGGTACGCTGAACCTAAGATGAAAATTATGGGCATTGAGGCAATTAAGTCTTCTACTCCTATGGTTGTGCGCGATGCATTTAAAGAAGCATTCAAGATCATCATGGCTGGTACTGAGGCTGACGCTCAAGAGTATATTGCTAACTTTAAACAAAAGTTTTTCAGCATGCCGCCTGAGAATGTTTCATTCCCTCGTGGTGTCAGTAAGATTTCTGCATGGAAAGATCGTGATACAATCTTTAAGAAAGGCACGCCCATTCACGTACGCGGGTCTATCATGTATAATAATCTCCTGGAGTCCTCGGGATTGCAGAAGCAATATGAGACAATTAAGAACGGTGAAAAGATTAAGTTCACTTACCTGAAGATGCCTAATCCTATTCGGCATCTTCAGGTAAGTGAACTTATGGCGCTGCCCAAAGAATTCCATTTGCATAAATACGTTGACTATGAGAAACAGTTTGAAAAGACATTTGTTGAGCCACTCAAAATTATCCTAGATGCCGTCGGTTGGACGCCCGAACATCGTGTTACCCTTGAGGACTTCTTTAGTTAAATTTAAACCTTAACTAATAGTTGTGTACAAACCCATTTAAATGGTGTAGTATAATAAAGTTATTAACAGGAGAATATCATGGCTCGTCGTAAAGTTCCAAGCAAAACTACTATCAAGAAAGCTATGGCTACAAAAAAATCTAAAGCACCAAAGCTTGATAAGCCACCCAAGTTCTATGTTGAGTTTATCGATACTGATGGTAACAAGGTAGATAAGGGATATGCGTCTAAGGGCGGATATGAGTATGCCGTACAGCGTATGCGTGAAAAAGGTATTAAGATCGAAGATCATGGTGCCTACAGCCCTAAGCGCGATAAAGTCAGTAATATGAAATCTGATGGCCCGCTGCTGCAAGGTCCTATTGATGGTCACTACGCAATCATGTCCGAAGAAAAGACTCGTACTATCGTACAGTCTAACTTCAACCCATCGGTTAAGCGCTATACCAGCCGGTTGTATGGTGGTCTTAACGGTATGATGAAGGTCGTTGAACCTGATGGGCACTGGTCACTTCAGGGTCAAAAGATTGTCAAGAAGACAGATAAAGAGACCGGTGTTCGTACTATGGTTGATAACCGTACATTTAATGCAGCCGGTTGGCCGGTGATGGAATAATGTACTCACTTACCCTATTTAAAAATATCTATGACAATAGTACATCCAAACGGATGGACTTTGATACGTGGGAGAAGTTTGAAAGGCTTCTCTTCACTCTTGCTACACAAGAAGGATATAAAGGTGGAAGTAATTCTTCTCCTCTTATTAGCCCTGCTATTTACCGATCCGGTACGACTCGTGCTAACGACAATGTTCTGGGCTGGGGTAGTTGGTGTTGTGTTGATATTGATGAGTATAGTGGTACTATCGATGACGTCTTAGAGCATCTTAAACCGTATTACTATATCTGTTACTCTACTGCGTCGTCTAAAGAATACCACCCAAAGTTTAGGGTGGTTTTTCCTTTAACAGGCATTATTGGTACAGATAAAATCAAAGCCTTTTGGCATGCAATTAATGCACTCGTTCTAGATGTAGTTGATGCACAGACCAAAGACCTGTCTCGTATGTACTACGTACCAGCCAAATACCCTGATGCATATAGCTTCATCTTTAAGAATGAAGGCAACCACATTAATCCATTTGATTTGATGAATCGTTTTCCTTATACTGAGGCCGCGCGTAAAAAGAAGTTTATTGATACCCTACCAAAAGCCTTACAGAAAGAAGTGATTAACTACCGACGCAACCAGCTCGATAACGTTGTGACATGGACTGGATACAAAGACTGTAAGTTTTGGCCTAAGACTTTGGCTAATGAGTTTACCGCTATGGCTCACATTGATGGTTCTGGCCGGTTCCGTATGATGTATGCAATCATGATTGCCATCGCAGGTAATGCAGTTGAAGCAGGATACAATATCACTTCAGATGAAATCGCTGAACTCTGCCGTGAGTTTGATGCAGTCAATACCAACCTCTATGAGAAACGTGACATGGAGTCAGAGGCAGAAAACGCCTTGGAATACGTATTGAAGTAGCTGTTACTGAAATGTAACACCTCCATAAAAGATTTAAAATAATTACATTTAGCTATGTACTTTCTTGTCAAAATGTTTATATTACATATATAAGCTGATTAACGGAGAAACACCATGAACGCTCAAGCACAAAAGCTCGCAAACAAGCTGAACCGCAAGCGTGATACCATTGCACGTCTTCGGGATAAGGGTGGCTTTTACCGCAAGCCCGGCACATATGATGAGTACAACGGTGATTTTCTGACCGCTCGTGGTCGTGACCTCATCACCGATGCATACTTCCTGATCCACGCTTTCACCGACCTCGATGGTGAAGATATCTTCGCTGCTTGGGATTGGTACTGCAAAACTTACAATGATGGCGTCTGGTTCGTCGCTGACGATCTGGCTGCATAACAGTAACATTTTTGTCACACCCCTAATTTGATTTGAAAAAAAGTCTTTTTAGGGGTTTACTTTTTCTGGTAAGTGACTATATTATAATTATAACAACGACACGAAAAGAGACTGACAATGACACTACCACATAGACTTATTATAGACGGCGTTGAGCAATGTGCGTCTGATGATGCAAGTGAGTTTTTGAGATTGGCGCATCAGTATCTTGGTGACATGGAGCGGGAGTTCGCTGAAAGCGGTATTACTGCGCAATGGATTAAAGATGCTATTGAAAGGCATAGACCGTCATACAAAGAAGAAGTTGACGGTGGTGTTCCCCGTGACGGTTGGTGTCATAAAGGATATCCGGAAGGTGACGAATAATGAAAAACGTACATGCCTATGCCGCCATCTTCCTCGCCAGCGCTGCTGCGCTGCTGTTTTCTCAATTATTGGTTGCGCTTGTGTTCGGTTCGGAACCAACCGTCAAAACCGATTTGTGTCATAAAGGTTATCCGGAGTATGATGAATAATGATTGAGCGTGACTATGACATTGATGGTTTGGACGAAGGCTTTGATGCTGAAGTTTGCAAAGACATTATTGCCAAGAACTACAAAATTGAATATGTGAAGGACCTGTAAAAATGAAACGATTAATTAGCGCACTGGTCCACTCTGATGATATGTGGTTGTCCAAAGAAGAACTGTGTACCGAGTTCGGTGTTGACATTGAACTCTATGACACGTGTAAAGAGATTGCTGATCTAATCCAGCAGTCTATGAATGATGAGCTCACATACAACCGAGTGTATGATTGGGCAAAGACCTAACCTAGGAGGATAATATGGCAGGTCGTTTGTTGAAGGTCGATGTTTACAATGATATGACGGTCTGCACTTTGTGGAGAACTGATAAGCCAGACTCCCGTGTGCAAGTCCGGGGCAAGCCCGGCTACACCGGAGATGGCTACGACCCCACTGATCCGCTGGCTGTCTTCCTGGATGGCTTCCCGCGCAGCTCGGGAAACTTCTCTGATCTGTGGGCATTCGTGCCCATGTCTCTGAACCCTAAGAACCCTGGTTACGCACAAGGGCGTGACTGGTTTGACAAGTACTTTGATGAAAGTATATAGTGACAAAAATGTAACACCCCTATGGTAATTTACAAAAAATGCGCAATAGGGGTGTTCTTTTCCGTCAGAATGTTTATATTACATATATAAGCTAATCAACGAAAGACGCTATCATGAAGTTCAAAGTTCTTCAAATTCAACTCTCCGACGCTGATGTTGACGCAGTAAACGAAGGTGTAGAAGTTCGCAAGTACGTACTCAAGCGTGGTATGTTCGGTAAGACCGTCGTTGCAAACGCCACTAAGGCTATGGACCTTGGTTACTACGATCACGTACTGACCATCGACGCCGCTAAGCTAGAAGATGTGTACTACATCGGTAACTTCATGGATGATCGCAACTTGGACAAGGTCCAGGTACACGGTACCTTCTCCTCCGTCTCCGTTGGCGATGTCGTCATCGACGAAAACGGTCTTGCTTTCGTAGTCGATACCTTCGGCTTTCAGCTGCTCACTGAAAAAATCGATGCACTCGCAGCATAAGAAAGGATACATGATCATGAAGACGTTTGAACTTACTCGCCCAATCGGTGCACCATACTTCAACTTCGATGAGCTGGTGCAAGATACTCAGCTGGTTGCTAGTGTTATAGCAGAGAACATCACTGAAGCAATCGAGAAGCTTCAGAACGAAGAGTGTATCACCATGCACATCGTTTCCGTTAATGAAAAAACTAACATTGCCGATGTTGACATTCCTTTGCGTAATAGCAACTGGGGATGGGGCATGGGCTACGTAATGGCTGCATAAAAAAGGAATATACAATGTTTGAAGTAATCTATCGTTTCACCGATATCCGTGAAAACATCAAAAACGTGCAGTGCGATGTATTCGACACCATTGAAGCTGCACGCGAGTTTATTCTTGAGCAGTTTGATTCCTTAGTCGAAGATACTACTGATTGGGATATGGTCGAGGAAGATGGCTGGTACGAAAACTTTATCCTCGACAAGTATGAGATTCGTCAGATGAAGGTAACTCTCAACTAATGAATATCTTTATCCTCAATAAGGACCCTGTTCGTTCGGCATTGGATCAGTGTGACAAACACATTGTGAAGATGCCGCTCGAGTCTGCTCAGATGCTGTCGACTGCTCACCGTATCCTAGATGGTACGGAAACCAAACGTCCATCCAAGTCTGGTAAGACTACAGTCAAGTATTGGGCTCTGGATAATTTGTTTGAAGATGTTATGTATGCTGTAGCACACCGTGGGCATCCGTGTACCGTCTGGACTATGGAAACCAAAGACAACTACATGTGGCACTACAAGCACTTTGTTGCATTGGCTAATGAGTATAAATATCGGTACAATCGGGAACATTTGAGTTACACAAAGCTCAATGACATTCTGCGGAATCCTCCTAAGAATATTCCTGATGGCGGTCTGACACCCTTTCCACAGGCTATGCCTGATGATGCTAAGGATTCTGATCCCGTTCAAGCCTACCGTAACTACTACGGTAAATACAAGCAAGAGATTGCAGTCTGGAAAAATGGCAGACCTGCTCCGAACTGGTGGGGACAATATGTTTAAAGTATTTTGGAAGATTTTTGGTAACGATACAAGCCGCCACCGGAAGTACTCGTTGCTCTATGAAGACCTTTGTATGTAATTGAATAAGCTCCCTTGGCGGAAATGGTAGACGCTGCGGACTTAAAATCCGTTTTCCTTTGGAAGTGCCGGTTCGATTCCGGCAGGGAGTACCACATAATGGCTAGTAGTTCAGTGGTTAGAACCCTCCGCTCATAACGGAGTTGTCGCAGGTTCGAATCCTGCCTGGCCAACCAATAAATACTCCTTTAGAAAGGAGTCCATATGTACGTCACGCCTTGTGTATCTCTATGTAAGTTAGAGGCTGGTATTTGTATAGGTTGTAAACGAACCAAAGAAGAAATTACTAGATGGAAAAGCTATACTGATGATGAGAGGCTGGCAGTTATGAAAAGACTGGGTTATGGCAAAAGAAAAGGTGTACAAAGATGATAGTACTTGGTATAATAGCTTTATTAATGTTTGTTGCACTCTTTGTCTGGTTAGCAGTCAGTGAGTACATGTGATAAATAACGATGTTCGTTGATGAAGCGAGCGGAACGTATGCAGGACAGGGGTGCAAATCCCCTCACCTCCACCATAAGAACACTGGGGTATGATCTACTAAAGGTGCCGACTTGTCATCGGCTCGCCAAAGTAGAGTATCCCACTAGGAAACAAGTCTCGGGTGTTCTTATGATGGGGGTGAATTAGGATCGACTGGTGCGGAAAGCAAGTGGAGACAAACCGGGTGGTCTCGTAAGGACCAAACTAAACTAAAAGCAAACAATTACGTTGCTCCTAAGACTTACGCTCTCGCAGCATAAGTACTGTGGGTCCGATGGGAACCTAGAAACAGAATCCCATCATCCATTTTTCTACGCGGGTATAGTATAACGGCTATTACTACAGCCTTCCAAGCTGAGGATGTCGGTTCGATTCCGTCTACCCGCTCAAACTCTAACACCTTCATCGTAGGTATAATAACCTACAAAAAGGAATTAAAAAATGGACTATATTTCAATCTGGATGATTGTAGGTTTTCTACTCGCATCCTACTCTGTAATCGCTAACGATTCTGTTCAGACGCTCGGAACATGGATTGCTTCAAATCAAAAAACAAACCGTATGATTATGTGGGCCGCAGCGTCAGCAGTCCTACTCTTTACAATTTGGTTCGGCTGGTACTCCAATGGCGGAGATATCTCCTACGGTCGACTTAACAAAATTCCCTTCCAAGAAATTCAGTGGTATCATGCATTAGCTCCAGCAGTACTTCTTGTGCTGACTAGATTTGGTGTTCCTGTATCTACATCGTTCCTTGTCCTATCTGCATTTGCTTCAACCTTTGTATTGT